AGCTGATCGGCTTCCTGCGCCCCAAGAGCATGGTGGTTATTGCCGGGCGTCCTGGCAGTGGCAAGACCATGCTCGGCCTGCAGATCGTCAATCACATCGCTATCCGTGGCGCCGGGGTTGGCCTGATCTTCAGTCTGGAAATGGACGAGAAGGAGCTGACCGTCCGCACCATCGCCTCCCAGGGTGGCATCGACCTGCGCCGCATGGAGGAGGTCAAGAGCCTGGACGAGGACGAATGGCAGCGCATTGGGACGGCCGGCAGCAAGATCGAGTCTGCTCAGCTGTACCTGAACGACACGCCCGGCTTGACCATGAGCGCTATCCGGTCAGATGCCAGGCGGCTTCAACGCGAACAGGGCCTCGACATCCTGATGATCGACTACCTGGGCCTGGTGGGCACCGAAGGCAAGAACCAGAGCCGTACCGACGCTGTGGCCAAGATATCCATTGCCCTGAAGAACCTGGCCAAGGAACTGAGCGTTCCGGTGCTGGTGCTGGCGCAGCTCAACCGGAACCCAGCGAGCCGCCCCGGCAAGAAGCCCCAGGCCAGCGACCTGCGTGACTCCGGGCAGATCGAGCAGGACGCCGATGCGGTGATCCTGGTTCACCACGACCCCGAGTCGGAAGCGGGTGAGCAGGGCGTCACCGAGCTGATCCTCGACAAGGGGCGCCAGGCCCCGCAGGGCTCATGCCTGGTCCAGCGCCAAGGGCAGTACGCCCGATTCGTCAACTTCGCCGGCAACCGCCTTCCTCCTGATGATGAGGTTGAGATGGGCCGCGTCCTGAATTTCTCCAAACACCGTAAGGGGAGCAAGCACCATGAAACTTTCTGACCTGTGGCCAGGCCACAAGCCGCCGGCCCGAACCCCTGCAAAGCCCGTCGTCTCGGTGACCGTGACCAAGCGTGCTGGCGCCGAACAGCCTATTTTCGCTGGCAATACCCCCCCCGTGCCCAGCAGCGCCAACCGCGGTCCGGCCGAGCTGCCCGCGACCCTTGCCGAATGCGAGGTGCTGGAGGAAACCCTGGCACGCGATGCCATCCGTCTGGAGTGCCAGATCGGCGTGGCTGAGGGTGTCGCCAAGGCGGAAGGGCGCTACGCCGACCCGACCTGGTACCACCGGGCGAAGGCTGCGCTCAAGCATATCAACCGCGACCGTCAGCGGCTGATGCAGCACATGAAGGCGCTGCGAGTCGAGGCTAAGCGCAACTGCCCGGCGTGGCAGGCCCGCGACAAGGCCATCCTGCGCGAGTTGAACGCGCGGGTACCGAAGGAGGTGTTCGACGAGTGCGTTCGTGTTGTGGATGAAGATCTGGAGGCGTTGCGATGAATCCGCTCAAGCTGATTGCTAGGGTGCTGGCGCCCGTGCATGAGCCGGCCGGGTACCAGCCGGTCGTAACGGATGGCGTGGCGGTGCTCCCGCCAGGTGCTGATGTGGTCCATATCAAGCGCTACCCGGAGGCCGAGCGCATTGCCGCTTCGCTCCGAGACTACCCAGGCGACTGGGGCTGGCGCATGAAGGGCTATGAGCTGGAGCACTCGCCCACGGGCTTCGTGATGTGGGTGGCAAATGAGGGCTATGGCTTGGCCGAAGTCTCCAGCGGCCATAAGTCCAAGTTCGAGCCTGGCGAGCAGGGAGTGATCTGGCCCGCTGTTCAGGCCTGGCTGTCATCGCACAAGGTCGGCTTCACCGGTCGGTTGCCCAAGGTGAAGATCTGGCTTCACGCAGGGTCATGGCGATGCATGTCCGAGCAGCACCCATGGGCTGGCGCTGGTGAGACCCCCGAACAGGCCTACCGGTCGTGGGCACGGGCTGTATCGGTGGAGGCGCGCACCGACCAGCGCCCTGGCGAAATTCTGCACGTATGGAGTGCCGCACAATGAGCAACGTTACTGCGGCACTGCCGCGCAAGAGTCTGACCGCCGTTGAGCGCAAGTTCCTCAAGGTGGGCAACCGCATGCTGCTAGAGCAGACCAATGGCCGGATCGCCTCGGCAGCACTGATGGATATCGTGGCTGACTGGCACGCCGCGCGCGCCAATGTGGGCTTCGAGCAATTCGCCAAGGGCTGGATCACCGAAGGCAACGCCAAGAACAAACACGCTGACAAGCTGCTGCGCGAGCTGTTCGGCCTGGACACCGACCCAACGCCCCGGAGGGCTGCATGAAGAAAAGAACCTACGTGGACAAGATGCTGGGCGATACCGAGTACTTGCTCGAGCAGTGGGGCTGGTGGCGGATGTGCGAGATGGGCGTGCCACGGTACGTCTCACCCCTGTATGCGCTCATGCGGGACAACGTCCCATCCGAGGGTGGTGCGCGCCAGCATGTGATCACGGACGATCTGGCGCTGGTCGTGGATGGTGCTGTTGCAAGGCTTGTGAAGCGCAACCAGCAGATGGGGGACTTCGTGTGGGCGTACTACGGCTACAAGCAACCGGCTATGCGGGTAGGTCGGGAGGCTGGAATGTCCGAGCGCAAGGCCCGAGAGATCATCAAGGCTGGCGTTGCATGGATCGACTGCGCCCTCGAAGAAATTCGAGAAGCTGCGTAAAAAGTTCTATGCGGGCGGATAAACACCTGTTTTCATAGCAGCGTGTCCAGCTTGCAAGCAACGCGACACAGAGGAACCCCGGCCATTGTGTCGGGGTTTTGTGTTTTTGAGGGGCTTCGATTCAGGTAGCCCTCCAGAAAAAGCATTTTGCTTGTATGAGGGAACGATTTGATAGCGCTATAATTCTGATAGGTTGCTACTCAATAACATGGAAGACCGTGCGTATGAAAAACGTTCTCGCCGTTGTGGCGCTTTCCCTTTTCGCTGCGTCCGCCGGAGCAGCTGAGCTTTCCGGGGCGCTTGGCGCGACAGGCCAAGGTGGTCTTACAGCGCGCGTCGGCATTGGCTTTAACTGGGACAAAAGCTGGTTTGAATCCAGTACTGGCCGTCTAACCGGTTACTGGGATGCTGGGTATACCTATTGGGAAGCAGGAGATGCTTCCGGTGGCGCTCACTCGCTGTCCTTTGCGCCAGTTTTCGTTTACGAGTTCGGCAGCGGTAACGTGAAGCCATTCATTGAGGCTGGCATCGGCCTGGCGGTCTTCTCTGGTACGTCCGCAGGTGACCAGGACTTTGGTTCGGCCTTCAACTTCGAAGACCGCATCGGTGCGGGCTTGAAGATCGGCGAGACGCAGAAGGTTGGCATCCGAGCGATTCACTACTCCAACGCTGGCATTAAGCAGCCCAACGACGGTATCGAGTCGTACTCGCTGTTCTACAGCCACCAGATTTAAAAAAGCACGATCCCTCTTTGCCCGCCCTGTGCGGGCTTTTTTGTGCGGATGACACGCTCAGGCAGCTGGACTAAGTCGGTAGTGGCGTCGATCAAAGCCGTGCGCTCCCTGGTCGTCTACGCGATGAGAGTCTGGGGTATGTGACCCAGCGATCCAGGCCACCAAGCCGGGTATGCACCGGCCCTCCGCACCCATTCCAAGCCTCGGTATCTGCCGGGGCTTTTTCGTATCTGGAGGTTGTATGGAAAAGCTACAGCTCGACGTTGAGGTTGAGGGCGCCGCTGACTTCCTGCGCCCTCTGGGCGAAACGCTCAAGTCACTTGAACAGTTTCCCGAGCTGCCGCTCCAGGTCTTTCGTGACCTTGTCACCCACAGCCTTCATGAGCTTTCCGTAAGTCTCGACAGCGCCGCACTTGCCGCAGGTGACCTTCGAGTTGTTGTTCGGCCTAGCCGGAACCTCGAACTTGTCACTGCCGCACTTGGCGCACTTGAGGGTTACCTTCATCGTTTTTCGCTCCGTGAAACGTCTTGTGTGGAAACTCGACGATAGCACGGGGCCATCTTTTCACGTATCCAAGGGCTCGCCAGTTCGACGGGGCATTTTGTTTCTGGAGCACCACCTATGGCCGAGCCAAGTGCCGGCGCCCTCGCAGTGACCGGCGTACTTGCCAGCGTCGGCCTGGGTGCCCCGGCATAGCTAATCATCCCCCTCAATGCGTACATCCGAGATACCCAAATCTGCGATCGCAATGCGGAGATCATCATGTGATAAGCGGCACGGCGCGCGCGCCTCAGACAAGGGGTCAGCGGGGGCATGCAGACGGAGGAGAGCGGTCAGCACATTGTCTTCGTTCGGCGTGCTAGGCCAATCGCATATCCAGAATCTGGTATGGCCTTTGAGGTTGTAGTCGATGCGGTATTTCATAGGTTGCCGGACCTCCGCCATTGGACGTCAGTTATGCCGAAGCGCTCAGCAGCAGGCCGAGAGACTTTTCTGATATCCGAAGCAGTGAACTTAGGGATGACTCCAACGCCGGCTTCGCAGGCAGCCCAGTGCCAGGCCTCAGCGTTATCCATCCTCTCGGCGCGGACGATGAATTCGCGAGCTTCTCCATGGAGGTGATAAGCGACCACATAGATGTTACTGACGGGCATTTACTAGTTCCTTCTAGCGAAGCCAGATCGGCCAACATTCCTTTTAACCCCTAGGGATTCCGGGGGCAAGCATCCGGCCGGTTTAACGCCGGAGCACAATTCTCACGTACGGAGCAAGCAAATGGACCCGACCGACCTGGGCCCAGGCACAGCCACCTGGCTGGGCGGTAGTGGCATCGTTGTCACGGGCGCATTGCTATGGGTGCGCCGCTTCCTGTCCAAGGACGCTGCTGATCGCGCTATGGACAATGCCGATATCGGCACTGTCCGCCGGCTTAATGAACTGCTCGATTCCGAGCGAGAGGCCCGAAAGCTGGCCGAGGTCCGCGCCGATCAGTTCGCCAAGGAGCGCAACGAGTTGGCAGCAGCAGTTGGACGGATGGAAGGAAAGATTGAAGCGCTCACGTGTCAGGTGGGCCAGCTCACTGAGAAGGTGACCACGCAGAGCGCAGAGATCTCCCGGCTGCGTGCACAGCTTGGAGGTACAGCCTGATGGACAAATGCGCTTTGGAATTCATCGCTCGACGCTGGTGGCGACGGGCAGAGGTGTGGGTCATCGCTGCGGTGCTCATTGCAGGCGGTGCAGTTCTGGGTTGGCAGTCTGCTTATTGGTCGATGGCCAGCACTCAGTCGCACCAGGTCGACGAGATCCGGAAGGCCTACGACGCCGCAATGGCTGAACGTGACAAGCGTCTGGACGAGCTGACCAGAAAGGCCGAGAGCGCCGCGACCAAGGCGTCGAAGGCAGCCACTACCGCGACCCAGGCAGCCGACAAGGCTGATGAGGCGCTGAACCGGGTATCGCAGTAGCCGCGCCACAAATCAGACATGCGCCGTTTCGTGGCGCGAGCACGCTGATCATGCGTTCCGCCAGATTAGTGAAGCACTCGACCGAAGACCGGTTGAAGCTGATCCCTTTCGTGGATGACTCCGCGCGCTGCCTTGGCAATTACATCTTGCTGAAGCTGATTGACCTGCATGGTGAGGACACGAACGGCGGTCTCATAAACAGCTGTTCCGGACGCCACAGGGTGCTCCTCCAGTAGGCCCTCAAGCTTCTCGGTCAGCAAAACGCACCTGTCTATAAGCTCTTCGATTTCTTTCATCACGGTTTCTCCAGATCTTTCCGCTACGACCATCCGGGCGGAATGCTGTTCCAACGACCCCGCGGATGCGCCGATTTCATTGCGCGAGAGAGCTTATCGAATCATGGCGAAGCAACCCTATACACCATGCAGGCTGTATGTCGACGGTGCCGACGGCATTGCAGTCAGTGATTTCATAACCACTGCTGCCGGATCTGCCTACTTGGTGCAGACGCTGCGTGTGAGCCGCACCCTGCCAGAGCGAAAGTACATGGGCTGCCTGCGCTGGCCCATCGCCGAGATACCCGCCGATGCGCGGTGCTACCAGCTGATCTGGTACAGGAGGTGAGCAATGGCCTGTAGTGGATGCGCCGCCCGGCGCGAATGGATCAACAAGTGGATGAGGGTCGCGCGTGAACGAGCAAGCAATCTCTTTGCTCCAGCAGATTCTGGAGCAGCAGCAGAAGCAGACCGCTTTGCTGGAGACGATCGTAAGCCAGAACCTGGCACTGATCGAAGCCCTGGCGGATGAGGGTGATGCTGATCCAGATGCCCCGCCCAAGACCTACTTGAGTGGTGCGCCATGCCGCTGAGGCCGCAACGACCTTGCCGAGCTCAAGGCTGCCGATCGCTGCACCGCAACGCCAATGGCTACTGCGACGGACACGCCGAGCTGGCTGCCGAGCAGGCCAAGGCCTGGGCCACCCGCAAGGGGTCCGGCCGAGGTGGCCGGCCCTGGCGCCGCATCCGTGAGCGGATCTTGAAGCGCGACCAGTACCTCTGCCGTTGCGACGACTGCGTCAGGCTCAGCAGGATCCGAGAAGCGCACGAGGTTGACCACATTGTTGCCCTGGCCCACGGCGGCACCGACGATGATCACAGCCTTCGGGCGATCAACCGCGACTGTCACAAGGCCAAGACGCAGAAAGAATCCCGACAACATCGATAGATAGACCATGCGACCTATACCCAACCTCAGCGGCTACTACGCAACTGAGGACGGGGAAGTTGCGTCTGTTCGATCTGGATCGGTAAGGGTGCTGAAGAGCCAGGTGTACGATGGCTACCATCGCGTCACATTGACGGTGCGAGTCAATGGCAAGAAGGAGCGTCATCGCTTCGAAGTGCATCGACTCGTGCTTATGGCGTACGCAGGCTTGCCGCAGACTGACGGCCTTGAAGCGCGCCACTTGAACGGTGTGAGCGAGGACAACCGTCCGGTTAACTTGGCGTGGGGTACCAGGCGACAGAACCTAGAGGACGCCATCAAGCATGGTACTCGCGGGCCAGGAATGAAGGCTCTGCATCGACGCCTTACTGACCAGCAGGTGGTTGAGATAAGGCAGAGGAGAGCTGCAGGCGAGTCGCCGAAGGCTCTGGCCGAGGAGTACGGCGTACACCGCGAATACATCCCCAAGATCGTCAGCGGCAAGGCTTGGAGCTGCATACCGATCAAGGTAGGGGTAGGGGCCTAGTGAAAGTTCACACCTTTTCGCTCGGACACCGCGCCCTCAGTCATTTTTTTACACCCGCGAAATTAAAAATTCAGGAGTTGCGCGATGGGAGGCACCGCCAAGGTCGCCGGCCGTGGTCGCAAACCCAAGCCGACGGCCAAGAAAGAGCTAGCCGGCAACCCCGGAAAACGAGCCCTGAATAAGGCCGAGCCGCAGTTCGCCACCATCACCAATGTGGATCCGCCGGACTGGCTAAGCGAGCGCGCGGCCACGATGTGGAAAATGCTGGTACCCGAGCTGCTGCGCGAGAACGTCATCGCGCTGACTGACCTGCACAACGTTGAGGCGTTCTGCACCGCCTACAGCAACTGGCGAATGGCTCAGGAAGCGGTCGACCAGTTCGGCCCGGTGGTCGAGTCGTCGCAGGGCAGCCCGATGAAAAACCCAGCGCTTACTGCTGCAAACGAAGCAATGCGTCAGATCGTGACATTCGGGTCGATGCTGGGCCTGGACCCGGCCAGTCGCACACGGATCATCGGCGGCAACAAGCAGAAATCAACCAATGAGTTCGCAGCCCTACTGAGTTCCTGATGGCCAGAGCCAAGTACACCAACGTCGACAAGGCGATGGCGTGGGCAAAGTCCGTCCTCAAAGGAAAGTTTCCCGCTTGCCTATTCATCCATCAGTCGATCGAGCGGCACTTCGATGACATAGCGTCCAGCCGCTCGAAGGACTACCCGTACAAGTTCGACCCGGCCAAGGCCGAGAAGAAGCTGCGCCTCATGCAGCTGCTGCCCCACACCAAGGGCGAATGGGCGTTCAAGCGACAGCTGATCACCCTGGAGCCCTGGCAGCTCTTCGGACTGGCCTGCACCTTCGGGTGGGTCCGGAAGAAGGGCGGATACCGGCGCTTTCGCGAGAGCTACTGGGAGGTGCCGCGAAAGAACGGCAAATCGGTGATCGCTGCCGGCGTTGGCATCAGCATGTTCACCGCCGACAACGAGTTCGGCGCCGAGGTCTACTCCGGTGCGACCACCGAGAAGCAGGCGTGGGAGGTGTTCCGGCCTGCAAGGCTGATGGTCAGCCGGTCGCCCATGCTGATCGAGGCAGCGGGAATCGAGGTCAACGCATCGAACTTGAACATCCCGTCGAACGGCAGCCGTTTCGAGCCGCTGATCGGCAACCCTGGTGATGGTGCGTCCCCGTCCTGCGCGATCATCGACGAATACCACGAGCACGACAGCGCGGCCCAGTACGACACGATGCTCACCGGCATGGGCGCTCGCCGCCAGCCGTTGATGTTCATCATCACCACCGCCGGCGCGAACATCGAGGGGCCTTGCTACGACAAGCGCCGCCAGGTCATCGAGATGCTCAACGGCACGGTGCCGGACGACGAGCTGTTCGGCTACATCTGGACACTCGACGAGGGCGACGATTGGACCGACCCGAAGAACCTGGCCAAGGCCAATCCCTGCATGGGCGTGTCGGTGTTTCAGGAGTACCTGGAGAGCCAGCTGGCAAGGGCGATCCGCTCGGCGCGCTTCACCAACACGTTCAAGACCAAGCATCTGAACCTGTGGGTGAGTGCCAAGTCTGGCTTTTTCAACATGGAGAGCTGGAAGGCCTGCGAGGACAAGACGCTCACGCTTGAGCAGTTCGAGGGGCAGGAGTGGATTGCCGGCTTCGACTTGGCCCGCAAGCTGGACATGAACTCCAGGGCCAGGCTGTTCTGGCGAGAGATCGATGGAAAGATCCACTACTACAGCGTGGCGCCGGCGTTCTGGGTTCCCGAAGACACCGCGAACGACGTGGACAACAAACGCATGGCCGAGCGCTTCCAGGCCTGGGTCAATACCGGCCACCTGACCGCCACGCCTGGCGCTGAGGTGGACTACCGCGAAATCCTCGAGGACACCAAGGAAGCCAACAAGCTGGCACCGATCAGGGAGAGCCCGATCGACCCGCACGGAGCTACGGGCCTGAGCCATGACCTGGACGACGAGGGGTTCAATCCAATCACCATTACCCAGAACTACACCAACATGTCCGACGGCATGAAGGAGCTGGAGGCAGCCATTGAGGCTGGCCGCTTCCATCACGACGGCAATCCGATCATGACCTGGTGTATCGGCAACGTCATCGGAAAGAACCTGCCGGGTAACGATGACGTGGTGCGACCAATCAAGCAGGGCGAAGACAACAAGATCGACGGCGCCGTGGCAATGATCATGGCTGTTGGATCGGTTCTGCGCCTGGCTGCCGAAGGCTCTTGCGGCTTCGACAACTTTTTCGCCAACCCTATCGTGGTTGGCTAATGGGACAACCTATGAAAACTGGCCTGATCATCTTTCTGGTGCTTGCTGCCGGCGGCTTGCTGCTGGGCGTCGCTGGCGTATACGTGCTGGCCGGCCTGGGTTACGCGCTTCTGGCCGCGGCCGGCTCGCTTCTGGTCGCTGCGGGTTTCATTCGCAAGGGGCTGATCGGTGGCTAAATCACTCACTCAGATCCTCGGCCAGGCCCTGGTGAAGTCGGCCGAGCCGGGAGTGGCATCGAGCCTGGCGGGCTGGGCGGGGCGCAAGATCGGCCTCACCGACTCCGCCTTCTGGAACACCTTCTACGGCACCGACTCGGCATCAGGGAAGGTGGTCAGCCAGCAAACGGCTCTCCAGCTTTCGACTGTGTGGGCTTGCGTGCGGCTGATCGCGGAAACCATCGCGACGCTGCCGATCGCCCTGTACGAGGACAAGAACGGCGCGCCAGTGGTGGCCAGCTCGCACCCTGTCAACTTCGTGATCAGCCAGCAGCCGAATGCTGACCAAACCCCGGTGGAATTCTGGGAAAACGTCATGGCCAGCCTGCTCCTGCAAGGGAACGCATTCTGCGAACCCCACCAGAGCGGCCGGTCGCTCACTAGCCTGGAATTTCTACTGCCGCAGAACATGTCGCCACCGCGGCGCCTGGCGGACGGATCTATCGAGTACCGCTACACCGACAACTCCGGCAAGCCCCACACGCTGACCGAGGATCAGATGGTGCATGTGCGAGCCTTCGGTGTAGACCCGCTGTGCGGTCTCTCGCCCCTCGCATACGGGCGGCAAGTACTGGGCTCGGCAATGGCAGCTGATGAGTCGGCGGCCAAGATGTTCGCCAACGGCATGAAGCTGGGCGGCGTCCTGTCCACGGACCAGATCCTCAAGCCGGACCAGCGGAAGGACATCCGCGAGGACATGATCAAGCAGTTCTCCGGAGCAACGAACCACGGCAAGACCATGGTTCTTGAGGCAGGCATGAAGTACCAGCAGGTCTCAATGACGCCCGAGGATGCCCAGATGCTTCAGACCAGGGCCTTCAATGTCGAGGAAATCTGCCGCTGGTTCCGGGTGCCGCCGTGGATGGTGGGGCACACGCAGAACTCCACCAGCTGGGGCACCGGCATGGAGCAGCAGATGATCGGCTTCCTCTCCTTCACCCTGCTGCCCTGGATCAAGCGCATCGAGATGTGCGCCAACCGCCGCCTGCTGAGGCCTGATGAGCGGCGCCGCTTCTACGTGAAGTTCAACCCGGAAGGGCTGCTTCGCATGGACAGCGCGGCGCGGGCGGCCTTCTACAGCTCGATGACGCAGAACGGGATCTACAGCCGGGACGACTGCCGCCGCAAAGAGAACCTGCCTCCTCAGGGTGGGAATGCCGCGAAGCTCACCGTGCAATCCAACATGCTGCCGATCGACAAGCTGGGCGAAGACCCCGGCGGCGCTAACCAAGCCAAGGCGGCGCTGCTCGACTGGCTCAACGACCAGCCAAGAGGTAACACCCCATGAGACACAAGGATCGACTGGCGGCGGTCAAGTACCGCTCTTTCGACTATGACGTGAAGGCTGTCGGCGACGACGGCCTTTTTTCTGGCTACGGCTCAGTGTTTGGTGTGGTCGACAGCTACAACGAAGTCGTCGCGCCAGGCGCATTCCTGGAATCGATTGCCGAAGCCAAGGCCAAGGGCCGCACCTTCCCAGTTCTCTGGCAGCACCGAACCGGCGAGCCCATCGGCAGTTGGAGCATCGATAGCCTTAAGGAAGACGACCGAGGGCTGTTCGGCGAGGGTGAGCTATGGCTGGCTGACGCCCCTTATGCGCGCATCGCGCACCGGGGCATGCAAACCCGGTCGATCACCGGCCTATCGATTGGCTACTACGTTCGCGAGTCGAGCTTTGACGAGAAGACCCGAATCCGGACGCTGACCAAGCTGGACCTGATCGAGATCTCCATCGTCACGGTTCCCGCCAACGACGAAGCGCGCACCGACACGATTAAGTCGAAGTTGGCCCACGGGGGCCTGCCTTCGATGCCCGAATTTGAGTTGCTCCTGCGTGAGGCAGGCTTCTCGAAAACTCAGTCTGCGGTGATTGCCAACCGCGGTCTGCAGCACCTGCTCCGGAGCGAGTCCGAGGGCGACCTGGCAGCAATTGAAATCGCTGAGGCGTTGAAGTCGCGCCCGGCACTTTCCCTCCCTTCGCTTTGAGGAATCACCATGCATAACGCCATGAGCAACCAGGCTCGCTCCGAACATCGCCAGTTCCAGCGCAAGGAGCACGCCGACGACAAGATCCAGCTGAAGGCGGTCAACGACCTGCTCGACGAGCGCGACAAAGAGATCAAGGCATTCGCTGCCAAGGCCGCCGAAGAGATCAAGTCGCACGGCACCATCCTGGCCGACACCAAGACCATCCTAGATGGCCTGGTGAAGGACGGCTTGGGCCTGCAGGACCGCCTGCAGGAGATCGAGCAGAAGATGGCCCGCCGCTTCTCCGCCAATGACCCGGTCGACTTCAAATCGGCTGGCGAGGAGCTGACCGAGTGCGACGACTTCAAGTCGCTGCAGACTCGCGGCCGGGGCATCGTCCGCGTAGGTCGCAAGGCCGTTACCAACATCACCAGCGCTACCACGGGGACCGGTGGCGTAGGTGCCGGCATCCAACCGACCCGCGTTCCTGGCATCGTGGTAGGGCCTGAGCGCGAGTTCACCATCCGCGATCTGATCATGCCGGGTCGCACCGGCTCGAGCTCGGTTGAGTTCGTGCAGGAAACCGGCTTCCAGAACATGGCAGCGCCCCAGGCGGGTGAGGGCGCTGCGAAAGCCCAGTCCGACCTGTCCTTCGGCCTGAAGACCACCAACGTCATCACCATCGCCCACTGGTTCCGCGCTTCCAAGCAGGTGCTTTCGGACATCCCGCTCCTGCAGAGCTACATCAACGGCCGCGCGATCTACGGCCTGAAGTACAAGGAAGAGGAGCAGCTCCTCGCTGGCGACGGTACCGGCCAGAACCTGCTGGGCCTCATTCCCCAGGCGACCGCCTTCAACGAGGCGCTGCGCAAAACTGGTGACACCAAGATCGACACCCTGCGCCGAGCGATTCTGCAGGTGCGCGTAGCCGAGTATCGCGCTTCGGCCATCGCCCTCAACCCGGTGGACTGGGCCGACATCGAGCTGACCAAGGACGCGAACGGCTCCTACATCTGGGTGAACGTCCAGGAAGGCGGCGTGCAGCGTCTCTGGAAGCTGCCGGTAGTGGACAGCAACGCGGTGCCAGAGGGCGAGTTCCTGGTCGGCGCGATGAACATTGCCGCCCAGGTGTTCGACCGCGAGGAAGCGGCCGTAGAGGTCTCCACCGAGGACGGCGACAACTTCCGCACCAACATGGTCACCATCCGCGCCGAGGAGCGCCTGGCGTTGGCGGTGTACCGCCCTGAATCGTTCGTACACGGCGAGTTCGAGGACACCCCTTAATCTGCCCAGGAGCGCGCCCGGGAAACCGGGCGTGACTGCACATGCCAGAAGTCAAAGTGAAAACCATCAAGGGCTTCAACAACGACGGCCAGTACGCTAAGCGCAACACGGAGATCACCGTCGACGAGCTGCGTGCTCGCGATTTGCTGCGTAATGGCCTGATCAAGGATTACGACGTGAAGAAAGCCCAGGAACCTGACAACAAGACGGCGCCGGAGCCGGCCAACAAAGGCGGCAAGGGAGCGGCCATCAAGCCCAAGGAGTGATCCATGTCCGTGATCGGCATCGATATCGCCATGCATCACCTACTCGCCGAGCCTGACGACCAAGTACTTGTCCAGGCTCAGCTCGATGCGGCGGAAGAGGCGGCCATGCAGTTCCTCAACCGACGTTTCTACCTCGACCAGGTGGCGCTCGATGCGGCGCGCGCTGGCTTGCCAGCGGCAATGCAGCTAGCCAAGGAAGCAAACGCAGCCGCCGTTGCTGCCGCTGAGGCGGAGCAGGACCACACCCTGCGCTGCCGTCAGCTTGAATACGCACGGAAGGCACTGGCGGACGCCTACGACGTTGCGGATTCCATAGCCTATGGCATGGTGCTAAACCCAGCGATTCAAGCAGCCTGCCTGCTCAAGCTTGGACACCTGTTCGCCAACCGCGAGGAGGTGGTGACAGGGACCACCGCCACAGAACTGCCGCTGGCGTCCCAGCACCTGCTGATGCCTTATCGCATCCGGATGGGTGTGTGATGCAGGCCGGCAAGCTCCGGCACCGGATTGACATCGAGGAGCAGGCAACGCCTCGCGATCCGGTGACTGGTGAATACGGTGAGTCCCAGTGGACAGCGCGCTGGCCGAAGTGCCCAGCCAGGGTGGAGCCGCTTTCTGCTCGCGACCTGGTTGCCGCCAAGGCGGCTCAGTCCGAAGCAACAGCACGCATGGTGATTCGGTATCGCACAGGAGTTTTGCCCACGATGCGGATCGTCTACCGCGGCGAGGTGTACAGCATCGAAGGCCCGCCCTTGGAAGACGACAAGTCCGGCCAGGAGTACCTGACCATCCTCGTTTCGAAAGGGGTGAAAGATGGCTGACGGCGTCGAGTTCAGCATCACCGGTTTGGATAGCCTGTTGGGGAAGTTGGACTCGGTCAGCTATGACATTCGCCGAAAGGGTGGCCGGGCCGCACTGCGGAAGGCCGCTCAGGTTGTGGTGCAGAAAGCCAAGGAGGGCGCCGACCGGATCGACGACAAGGAAACCGGGCGCTCGATCGCTGACAACATCGCCCTGCGCTGGAACGGCAAACTGTTCAAGCAGACAGGGGATCTGGGCTTTCGCATTGGCGTTCTGCACGGAGCGGTGCTCAAGGATGGTGGCGACCTCAGACCGAACTCGCCGACTCCTCACTGGCGCCTGATCGAGTTCGGCACCGAGAAAATGGCTGCCGCCCCGTTCATGCGTCCGGCCCTGGCCAACAGCATCACCGAGGTGACGGCCACCTTTGTCACCGAATACGAGAAGGCAATCGACCGCGCCATCCGGCGCGCTGCCAAGAAGGCTGCATCGTCATGACTCCACCAATCTTCCAGCTGTGCTCCCAGGCGGCGGCCGTCACTGCGCTGCTCGGCGTCGGCGCGAATCTGCGGCTCTACTCGTTCGGCGAGGCGCCAGAAGGCGTCACAAAGCCATACGCCGTCTGGCAGCTGGTCAATGGCGAACCGGAAAACTACCTTGCCGGCCGTCCCGACGCCGACGGCTTAACGCTACAGGTTGACGTGTACGGCACGACAAGTTCTTCGGTTCGCCAGGTGCGCGACGCCATCCGTGACGCCATTGAGCTGGATGCCTACGTCACTCGGTGGGGTGGCGAAACCCGCGACTCCACTACCAAGAACTACCGAGCCAGCTTCGATGTGGATTGGATGGTTCTTCGATAGTTGATCAAGTTTGCGCCTGATCGCGCGACAAGGGGGTGATGTGCGAATAACCCAACAAGACCTTATTGGCGTGTTTGTCGCTGGTCGTGTAACTCAGGAATCGACCGAGACGTTTTTGGCTATCCACGGCCGAATGGAGTCACGTCTTTATCTTGAGCTACATAGCCGTAGCTGTGGCCTGATCGGCCATGCAGAGCTTCGACTTGTCGGTAGTGAGAGTTTCATTGGCCGAGGGACTGGAGGCCTTTACGAATTAGCTCGGCTGCTGCCGGCAGATTGTCCATGCCCAGGTCCAATAATTTCGTTGTCAGGTGTGACATGGCCTCGGAAGGAAGCTCTCGCAAGGTTTTCAGAATCCCTGACTTTTCCTGCTCAGGCAGGTCTGATTCCTGAATCTTGGCCTCAAGGATTTGCCGAATTGAATCCTGATGAATCTTGATTGTTACGGTGCCAAGAATGGCACCAAGACCGCCGTCGCCAGCCAAGAAGTCCAAACCCTTTGCGGTGATGGTGGCAATGGCTGGAGTAGGGTAGGCAGGTCCTATTTCCCTATCCTTGCTCACAGTGATCAGGCCAAGTTCAGCTAGATAGTAAAGATTCTGCGATCCAGTCTTAGCGTCCAGCCCTAGTTCCTCGGACGGGTCTGCCACCGGCGTTGGATAGGCCTCGGAAAGCATATTCAGAATTCTGTGTTGCACATCGCGATTAAGCATGGCCGCTCCTTGGTCAGATGAACTCAACGTTACTACGCGCACAGATCTACCCGGTACTGACTTTTCATCCACGCTGGATGCCCCACCAGTCCTCCACTTAACATCAACCCGCCAAGTGCGGGTTTTCTTTTGCCCGCAATTGGAGAAACCCATGGCGATTCTCGCTCAGGGTACCCAGGTCTATGCCCTGGTGCCCACAGCTGCAAACCGTTCCGTCTTCGAAGTCATGGAGGTTGAGTGCGCCACCGCCTTCAGCCCAGGCGGCAACCCCGCTGACCAGGTTGAAGTGACCTGCCTCAGCGACACTGTGCGTAAGTACCTGCGCGGTCTGCGTACCCCTGGCCAGGCTTCGCTGACCCTCAACGTCGACCCACGCAACCCCTCTCATGTTCGCCTGCACCAGATCTCGGAAGACGACACGATCGAGAGCATTCGCTGGGTGGTGGGCTGGTCGGACGGCAAGGACATCAAGCCGACAGTTGGGGTTGCTGGCGCGCTGGCGGCCATAGAACTGACCAGTGGCGGCGCCGGCTACACCTCAGCTCCGACCGTTGCGTTCTCTGGTGGTGGCGGTACTGGTGCTGCTGCGACCGCGATTATCGAGGACGGCGAGGTGGTCGGATTTGATATCACCAATGCTGGTACCGGGTACACCACCAGGCCAACGGTCTCGTTCACTGGCGGAGCTGGTACTGGCGCTGCTGCGACTGCAGTACTGGGCGAGGCTGATGATTTCGTACTCCCGCCAACCCGCACCTGGTTCCTGTTTGACGGCTACGTTTCTGATTTCCCGTTCGACTTTGCTGCCAATGCGGCGGTTACCACGGCGGCAACCATCCAGCGTTCGGGCGGTTCTGCCTGGATCCCCAAGACCATCAACGCCTGAGGTAAAACATGAAGTTGACACTCGACGCGCTCAAGGGCGCTGGCTCGTTCACTGGTCGCCCGGTGGAAAAGGAAATCAAATGGCGCCAGAACGATACTGACTTCACTGCCACCGTCTACGTTCGTCCGATGGGTTACCAGACTGCGGTGAGTGATGTGATCTCGGTAGCGAGCAAGCAGGACAGCATCGCTGGCCGCATTGCCGCATCCATCTGTGACGAGCACGGCAACCCGGTGTTTAGCAGCCCGCTGGACATTACCCACGGGCCGCTCGATCCAGTTGAACTGGAAAAAGACCCCGATAGTACCAAACGCCTCGGCTCTCTCGATGGCGCACTGTCCGTCGCCCTTCTGTTTGCTATCCAAGAGGTGAACGACCTGGGAAAGACGAAGAACTCACCGAGCGAGACGAAATCTGGCACGAACTCGTCCTCTCCGGTGTAGGCGGCTGCACGATCGCGCAGGCCAAGGAAAACCTAAGCCTGCGCGAGTTCAGGTCCTGGGTTAAATTCCGGCAGCGCCGGGGTTCGCTGCATATGGGCATGCGGGTCGAGCGCTCTACGGCCCTGCTGGCCATGATCCTGGCCAACCAGGCCCGCGACCCGAAGAAGCGGCCAGAGCCCTACACCGTCGAGGACTTCACGCCGCACGATAAGGACGACAAGCCGATCTCCCTGGAGGATGCCAAGGCTACATGGGCGTAGTGGTGCAACCCTGCTGGCAATGATGGTAAATTGCCGTACTCCAATGAAAGGGATTGCAGGGAGCCCAAGCCATGGCAGTAAACCCAGAACCATTTAATGCCGCGCCAATGCTCATAGGGATGACGGCTCTGTACCTTCTGCCATTCCTGATCTCAGTGGTACGAGGGCATCACAATAAAGCATCGATTTTTTTCCTGAATCTATTTCTTGGCTGGACATTTATAGGTTGGATCGCGTCACTTATATGGTCAGTGTCTGCGATAAAAAACCATACTCCGGTCAAGCACAAGGAGATACTGGTGACGCGGCCAGACAAGGAAGATCCTTACTTGAAGCTTGAGAAGTTGGCTAGCCTGAGAGATCGAGGACACCTCACCGCTGAAGAGTTTGAGGCGGAGAAATCCAAAGTCCTTGGACGATAGTTTCAATCAATTGATAAGCCCGCCTAGTGCGGGTTTTTTTATGCTCGGAGAAAAAGATGGCCTCAAAATCGCTGGGCACTTTGACTCTGGACGTTATTGCACAGGTTGGCGGTTTTGTAGCTGGCATGGACAAGGCGGAGCGCAGTTCCGCCAAATGGCGTAAAGAGGTTGAAAAGAGCGCCAAGGCGGTAGGGACAGCTGTGGGTGCAGGCGTAGCGACCGCTGTTACTGCGTTTACGACAATGATGGTTTCGGCTGTCAATTCAGCGTCCGAGATATCCAACCTTGCCGCAGTAGCAAACGTCAGCGTCACTGATTTCCAGAAGATGGCCGTTGGGGCCAAAACTGTAGGAATCGAGCAGGATAAGCTCGCAGATATTCTGAAGGACGTGAATGACAAGGTCGGTGATTTTCTGAACACCGGCGGCGGCGGGATGGCTGACTTCTTTGAGCAGATTGCGCCGAAGGTTGGAGTTACTGCTGAGCAGTTCCGCAACCTGAGTGGCAGCCAGGCCCTTGGTCTGTATGTCTCCAGCCTTGAGAAGGCAAAGGTTAGTCAGTCGGAGATGACTTTCTACCTTGAGGCGATTGCCAGTGACGCAACGGCTCTCCTGCCGCTCCTGCGGAACAATTCGCAGGGCTTCAAGGAATATGGTGATGCCGCTGAAGCTGCTGGCGCTGTGATGGATGAAAAAACCATCCTGGCTGCCAAACAGTTCAGCAATGAACTAACCGTGCTTGGCACATATCTCGGAGCCGTGAAGACCACGCTAGCGGCTGAGTTCATGCCCGTGCTGGCGCAGCTTTCGAAGGACTTGGGAAGCAGCACCAAGGAAGCAGGAGGGTTGAAATCGCAGATCAGCGCTCTGGCTGACTCAATGATTGAGACGGTAGCAGTTACAGCTAGTATCGGTGACGGTATCGCCAGGGCGTTCAATATTACTGCGCAGACCCTTGTCGGTAGTTTCGATACGGCAATGTATTACCTGAACTCTATAGGTGCTACGGGTAACGAAATTCTCGGTAAAATCACGTTCGGCGAGACTTCGCGCAATTTCAAAACTGCCGCTGAGAACATGCGTCAGGACGCTCTGGTGAATTTTGGAAATGCACGGGTGGCCATTGAGGAGATCAATAAAGAACTTGAGAAGCCGCTGGCGGGCGACAGGATCCGTCAGTATGTAATCGATGCAAAAAAAGCTGCCGCAGAACTTGGGGGCGGTACGCCTCAGCCAGGTACTTTCACCCCAACCACCCCAGCCCAGCAAGCCGCTGCCAAGGAAGCCGAAGCCGCAGCGAAGAAACTCCTGGGTCAGTTCGACACCGCCGAGGAGGGCTACAAGCGCCAGATCGCCCTGATCAACACGGAGACCGACAAGCGCAAGGAGGCCACCGAGGTCGCCAAGCTCCAGTTCGAACTGGAGTCTGGGAACCTCGCGGGCCTGAGCGCCAAGCAGCAAGAACGCCTGAAGGGCCTGGCCGCTGAACTGGACCAGCTGAAGAAACTGAAGCAGGCCAAGGAAGACGACAAGGAGGTCGCCGGGTTTGACGCCAGCGTGAAGCGGCAACTGAACATTGATCAGCGCGCCTTGGACGCGCCGTTGCTGAATGCCTACAGCAGTGACGAAATGAAGCAGCGTGCTTTGGATCTGCTGGCGATCGAGCAGGATTACCAAGACCAGCTTGAAGACCTTCGGCAGCGGCATGAGGGGGGCGACGTTTCTGACTCAGCGTATGAGCGCGAGACGGCGATCCTTGAGGATGCCCTCGAAAAGCGCCGCGCCATGCAGGAGAAGTACTACGAGGACCTAGACAGGCTGCAGCAGAATGGAACTGCCGGCTTCATCAGCGGCATTGCCAACCAGGCCCAGGCCAGCATGGATCTGTACAGCAACATGCAGAGCGCTGGCGCTGAAGCGTTCACCGGGCTGAATGATGCCCTCTACGGGTTTGTCACTACCGGCAAGCTGTCGTTCTCCGACATGGCCGCCACATTTGCTGAAACGGCCCTCCGGATGCTGATCCAGTGGGGAACGGCACAGGTTGCCATGGCGGCGCTCAACGCCTTTACCTCGACGGCAGCGATCCCCTTGGTTGGTCCTTTTGCTGCTCCGGCTGCCGCCGCGTCGGCCATGGGGTCGGCGGGAAGTTTCATGTCGGTGATCAATTCTGTGGCCGGCATGGCGCACGACGGCATCGACTCGGTGCCCGAGGACGGCACTTGGTTGCTGCAAAAGGGCGAGCGAGTCACCACAGCCGCGACCAGCGCGAAGCTGGATCGCACCCTGGAAGATTTGCGTTCCAATGGCGGGGGCGGCGGCACTGTCATCAACATCATTGGCGATCGAAACAAGGCGGGCACAGTTGAACGTCGAACAGATCCTAATGGACAAGAACGCGCCGACGTATTTGTCGCGGATATATGGGGCGGCGGCGAACGAGCCCAAGCACTTGAAGATGCCTATGGACTAACCAGGCGAGGAAGTTGATTTATGGCAGCAATCGATTTCCCTAAGCAACTACCTTGGCCATTGCAGGAAAATTACTCGCTCGAAACAGTTGACCCGATGATCAGGACATCAATGGTTACAGGGCGATCCAGACGACGTATCCGGCATAGTTATGTACCGACATATGTTTCTGCGAGCTTCATATTCAATGAGGCCCAGGCTTCGTTCTTTGAAGCATGGTATGCCAGGACTTTGGGGAATGGCCTTGAGTGGTTCAACTGCCCGCTCCAGACGCCTGAAGGAACGAAGCCTTACGAGGCTAGGTTTCTCCAGATATATGAAGGGCCAGTCCTTGTTCAGCTCTCTTTTTGGCGTTACTCGGTCAGGCTGGAGCTTCGCCGGCGTCCGCTTATGCCGGAGGGCTGGGAGCAGTTTCCTGACTTATGGTTTGGCAAGAGCATTATTGATCTGGCAATTAATAGGGAGTGGCCTAAAGCATGAGCCTGATCGAGGAATGTTACGCCTCGGGCAGAGGCGAGCTGGTGGATACCGTGGAGGGCAGGGAGCTTGGGAGCGAAGTCTCCCATCTCTACTGTGCTGGTTATGAAGATCGGACCTGCACGACGGAAGACGGGCGGACGCTGACCTTCACGGCGATGGCCATGGACTATGCCCTGCCAGCCAACGACAACAGCGGGTTCCAGAACATCGTCATGGGTCTGGATAACGTCACCGGTGAGGTCCAGGAGGTAATCGAGGCCAGCAAGGAGGGCGGTAAGCGATTCATCATCACTGTGCGCAGGTACTTGGCTGAAGACCTTTCGTTCCCCCAGGAGCGATACCGAATGACACTGCTCAGCCGGGAGTACGACACCGACACCGATATCGCTCAGCTCACCGCCGGCTTTTTCGACCTGCTCAACACCAACGGTCTGCGCACCGTCCTGACCACCTCCCTGGCACCTGGCCTGAAGTACATCTGACCATGATCGAGAAATTCATGCGCGCCCCGTACCGCGAGGGTGCAAGGGGTCCTATTGCCTTCGATTGCTGGGGGCTGTGCATCGCGGTACGCCATGAACTGTTCGGCCTGCCGCTGCTGCCCAGCCTCGGCGCCGTGGGCAAGAACAGGCTCAGGGCCAACACCGAGGCCTATCACGACCTTCGCCAAGGAATGGAAGAGTGCGCGCCAGAGCCAGGGGCAATCGCCGCCGTGTTCCGAGGCTCGCTGTGCCTGCACGTCGGCGTGGTGGTGGAAAGCGAAGGCAGGCTGAAGGTGCTGGACACAAACCCCGGCGGTGCATGCCTCCGGACCACTGGCGAGTTCGAAGCCGCTCACCCGAGGGTGGTGTACTACCGATGATCGAATTTTATCCGAACAAGCTGAGCAACACGGCTCCGCTGGGCACCTGGAAGACCGACCGCCGGATGACTATCGAGGGTTGGCTGAAGTCGCTGGCCCCGTCCTACGAGCGCCGCGAGAGCCCGCCAATCAGCATTGTCCTCAATGATGAGGTGATCGAGCAGCGCTTGTGGCACAAGGTCCAATTCAAGCCATCAGACCTGTTACAGATCTACCGTGAGCCCAAGGGTACCGACCCATTCTCCATCACCTTTGCCCTGTTCAAGGGTGCCAAGGCGGTCCTGAAGTCGATCATGCCCAAGATGCCCGGTATGCCGTCCAGCGCTGGCACCCAGCAGGGCGACCCCCTGACCGAAGCCAGCGCCAAGGGCAACAAGGTAAAGCTTGGCGACCCGGTACGTCAGATCGCTGGACACCAACGGGTCTACCCATCCTACCTGGCCCAGCCTCGCCGGTTTCATGTTGCGCCGCGTGATCAGCGGGTGGAAATGCTGCTGTACATCGGTGAGGGTGAGTATCAGGTACCGACCACCAAGGTGAAGGTAGGGGAAACCCCGCTGATATCTTTGGGCGCCGACGCCGAGTTCACGATCTACCCGCCAGGCGCTGACCTGTCTGGTGATCCGGCCCATATCAACTGGTTCAACGTCCCGGAGGTAGGGGCAAGCTCCAGCGGTTCTGCCGGCCTGGAACTGACCGTGGCCACGGACCTCACCCGGTCCGCTACTGCTTCGGCCTACCAGTTCGTGGGTGACACCATCAGCGTGCCTGCTGGGTCCGGCCAGTTCCCCGCAGACTGGTCGAACGGTGTCATCGTCAGGGCGCTGGCCCCGTACACCTACACAGTGATCGACGGTGGCGCTGGGCGCGACATTGTCCGCGGGCCTCTGTGGATGCTGAATCCAGCACCTGGCATGCCGATCGAAGTGGCGGGGGCGAACGCTGGGCTGTACGTCGTGTACAGCTACACACCATACCGTCCAGCCATTCCACCCAGCCCAGGCACTGCATCGACTCTCACTGGGTCGGCAGCTCCAAGCCGGTATGACTTCAATGTCACGCCGCTGAGCTTCACCCTGGCGCGCGGCGGGTCCACCTACCCGGTAACGCTGAGCACGGCGATAGCCGACTTAGACGGCCTTGTTTATGAACTGAACAGCCAGCTCGGTGGAGCCCCCATCCAGGCTCAGCAGATCAGCGGACGACTGAGGTTTGTCGAGCTGACCCCATTTACAGGGCAGGCAATCACGGCTTCGGGCGCGGCCACTATCCTGGGTTCGTCTCCTGTCCGCGTGACGGGCACGCCGACCACCAGTGGAACGCCAGAGCAGCCTGCCGAAATGACCCTGAACTATGACGGGGGCGAGCCGGTGGTAGGGCTGGCACTTGGGCAGGGCCTGGCGACGATTGGCCCCCGCGGGTTGCGGTACCGGATCACGGCATTCAGCACCAGCTTGCTGGAGGTGGAGCGCCTGACATCCTCCGGCGCCGTGGATGCTGGTTGGCCGGGCTTCGACAACATGCAGACCGTGAACGGCCTGGTTACGCTGGATGCTTCAAACCTGCAGGGTGGTTACCGTGGGCCGTTCGCCTGCTGCCCTGAAAACGAGAAGGTAACCGAGCTCGAATGGACCATCACCTATGCCGGCGGTCTCCTCGGGATCGGTCGGGAAGGTCAGTTTTATGAGATTCCAACGTACTACGCGTTTGAATACCGAGACATGGATATCGCCGGCGCGTGGACGGTCATCGAGATCACCAATGTCGGGGGCAGTCGGGACGCGCAAGGATTCACTGAGCGTGTAGCGCTGCCCTATCCGATGCGAGCTGAGGCGAGGGTGCGCAAACTTGCCAAGGATAGGCCAGGCCGGATCAATGAAGAAGCCAATGACGACGCCACGTGGACTGACCTGCGCGGCCGCATGCAGAGCTCGCCAACCAGCTACCCCGGCCTGACCGTGATGACCTGCACCATCCGTGGCGGTGACCGGCTTTCAGCGCAGTCCGAGAGCCAGGTAAACGCCGAGGTTACCCGCATCCTGCCACTGCTGGATGGGGGTGCTGGGCCAGTGCGTGACATCGTGCCCTGGTGCATCTACCAGCTGAAGCAGCGCGGCTATACCGATGAAGACCTCGATCTTCCCGAATGGCAGGCCTTCCACGAAATCTGTGTAGCCCGCGGCGACACCTACGACGACACGCTCGACGCAACGATCACCGTGAAGGACATGGTGAACAATGCGCTGGCGTGCGGATTCGGTGAGTTGGTTACCTTCCGGGGCCTGCTGCGCCCAGTGCGGGACAGTGCTCGGGCAGCGTTCGATGTGACCTACGGCCCGAAGACCCAGACGTACTCGCCGCAGAACATGACCAAGATGCTGAAGATCAGCGGCGCCATGCCGTCGATCAACGACTTCGACGGTGTGGACGTGGAGTACTTCTCCCGCGAGACGTGGGCCTGGGAGACGGTTGAGTGCCGATGGCCAGGCGACCTCGGGATCAAGGTCGAGAAGGTCAAGATACCGGGGGTCAGCGAGAAGGCCAGGGCGTGGCGGTTCGGCATGCGTCGACGTGGCCACCAGAAGTTCCGCACCGACACCTACACCTGGGAAACCGAGATGGACGGCAGCAACAGCGGCTACCTGAGCTTCGCGGCCGTTGCGGATGATGCGCCAAAGCGGTGCCAGAGTGCGATCTTGCTGGACTTCTCGGTAACCGGGGCCGGCACTCTTCTGCACAGCTCCGAGCCATTGGACTGGTCTTTTACCGAGGCCAACCTGATAGGCGTACGACGCCTGGACGGAACGCTGTCTGGACCTTGGGATGCGGTTCGAATAGATGACTACACCGCCTCAGTCGTAGCGCTGGACTTCACGCCGGTAGTGGATGGCCCGCTTGAGCCGCCGCACATCCTGTTCGGTCCAGCCTCACGGTGGGCCTATCCAACACTGATTACCAGTTCAGACCCAGGTAAAGACGGAAACGTGGCCATGAAGGGCATGCCCTATGACGCCCGCGTTTACACCTACGACGACCAATTCCCGCCGGCCTGACCGGAACCCGACGAGCCAGCCCGCCAAGAGCGGGCTTTTTTGTGCCCGGAGTAAATATGGCTTTCAACACGCAAAACCCGATCCCGTCGAGTGATCCGCGTGACCTGTTCGACAACGCCGCAACGATCGACATGATCATCAACAGCGGCGAAGACCGGGTCCCGGCCCGTTTTGGCCAGATGCTGTACACATGGGGCTACTTCCATCGCCTGGTGGAAACGGCGGTCGTGCAAATCGATGGTGTCATCGCCAGCGCAACCAACCAAGTAAACGCGGCTCGCGACAGCGCCATAGAAGATATGACAGCGACCGCAGCTGCCCTAGGCTCTGACCTCAATAACAAGCACTACTCAACCTACGCGAGCATGGTTGCGGACCCCCAAAGCCGAGATGCCGTAGTAGGCGTTGTGGATGCGGATCCCGATTCTAATTTGAATGGCTGGTACAGCTGGAGTACCTCCACCAATAAATGGGTTAGGTTCGTTGATCAGCCTGTCATGGATAGCTTATTCAAGACAGTTTCCCAACTGATCAAGCCTTCTCAGTCTCAAACAGTTGCCTTGCAAGTTGAAGACGAACTTGGTTTCTCCTTGCTCAAGTTATTGTCTAGCGGGAACCTGGAAATGACCAAGGTAGGTTTTCGTATGATTGATGGAGGGCTTGAACTTTCTGATGAGAATGGTTTTGTACTATCGCGGCTTGGGATGCAGGGTAGCAACATCAATGGTCTGCATACTCGTTTCAGTTCATCAGAGGGCATCGAATTCCTAGATGAAAACCGTTTTATATTGGGGCGCATCGATAGCAAAAAATCTTTCTTAGGTGTTGGGAGCGGCGCTGCAAATGACGCCTACCTAACTGTAGCCGTCCTTGATCAGCAGCAACGCACTGACATCATGCAGTTGATCGGATATGGCCAATCCCTCTCACGTGGGATCATGTCACTGCCTGCTATCTCCCTTTCGCAGCCATACCAGAACATCATGCTCGCCAGCGGGGTTCGCGTCAGGGCAGACGAGACGGGCTACAACCCCACCTCGTTTGTTCCTCTGGTCGAAAAGACCGATACGGACGAGGGCGAAACCCCAATGTCTGCGCTGTGCAATGGCATGACGCGGCGAGCGGTTTCTGAGGGTGAAAGCGCAGCAAAATGGGTTTTCCTTGCTACGGCGCCGGGTCGGACTGGCCGCTCAGTGGAGCAGCTTTCTCCTTCGCCGATGGGGACTGGCGACTTTGAAAGGATGGTCAAGACCATTAGCGACTCCAAGTCCCTTGCAGACTCGCTGGGGAAAAGCTACTCGGTCTGGGCGTATACCTGGGTACAGGGTGAGAACAACTACTCGGATAGCTGGACCACATCTCCCTACCAGTACATGCAGTACGAACTGAGCTTGTTCGACACTCTTACAGAAAAGGTCCTGGGTATCACGCGGCAGAAGTTCAGGCCCTACTTGTTCTCCTACCAGGTAGGAGCGCACCGCCGCTCTGGAAAGGACACCATGCAGATTGCGCTCTCGCAGTGGCGGATTACCCGGCAGCGTCCGGATGTCGTGCTATCGGTGCCGGTATACATTTGCCCCGTGGCCAGCGACAGGCTTCATCTTACCAACGAAGGGAGTTGGTTGCTGGGTGAGTACATGAGCCGAGCTATGTACGAAACCATGGTGCGCCGCCATGGAAAGTGGCGCCCGCTTGAGCCTATTTCGGTTGATTGGCGCGAAAGCTATATCGATGTGGCATTCCATGTCCCGCGCGGGGAGCTGGTTCTAGATGATGCGCTTGCGGCTCTGACTACCAACTTCGGATTCGATATCCGCGAGGCCGATATCGTAGCTGAGGACATTATTTCCAGCGTCGAAGTCGTCACGCCCAATCAGATCCGGATCACTCTGGCGCGTGCTGCAGCAACTGATGCGGTTCTCACCTACGCCAGGGGTCGCCCTGGTGATTCTTCGGCGTCAGGCCCAGTCGCCGGCCCTCGTGGAAACCTACGCGATACGCACGGCCTTTTCGATGTCGTGACATCGCCGCTTGGCAATACATTCGCATTGCACAACCCATGTGTGATGTTCCAATACGACCGGAAGTTTGGCTTCTAAGGGGATCAATAAATGGGCGTTCAAATCGTCGCAAAAGGCGTTGATGCAGAGAACTACGCTACTGAATATGCCGCACCTGTACGTCGCGGTCTTGAAGGAATTTTCTTCATAAACTCATTCATTGAAAAATTATCTCGAAATTACGCGCCTGATAAGTTGGGCGGTGTAGTTGTCGGTGCCCCAGTTATAACGGCTGGTTACGCAAGTTTTAAGGGTATGGCGAACTACATTCAGACACAGATCCGCGAGACGACAGATGTCACCTTCTTCGTAATCGCAAGATCTTCTGACACACCAGGAGCAGCAGACAGCACTCCGCTCATCTGTGGAACCTTTGACTCTGCTGCGCCGGCAGGAATTAGTCTATACGCCAGCGGTACTGACCGCGTTTCCGGCACCGCCGCTTATGGCGACGATGATGCTAGCAGCACTAATGCCTCAGCCATCGCCACACCAATCGTCCTTTCTGCTTGGAACCTTTACTCCGTCACCATCAACAACTCAGGGATCACTGCAAGGTCGCACACCGCCAATGTTTCCATAAATCGCGCGGCTACGAAGTCTCGCCGACCATCGAGTCGTACTGTACGGATAGGAAGCGGGTATTCCACGACGCAGCGGGGCAATGTCGACATAGCGCTCTACCAGCATCACAGCGTCACGCTCACGGATGATGAGTTGACGAAAACTGTGGCCGACCTGCGAGCTTATGCGGCCCGGCGTGGGATCACTGTTTAACCCAATCGTTGAACTTCAGCCCGCCCAGCGCGGGCTTCTTTTTGCCTGGAGAAAACCCATGACCACACCCCGAGGCATCCGCAATCGGAACCCCGGCAACATCGATTTCAACCCGCGCAACGACTGGCAGGGCCAGATCGGAAAGGAGCCTGGCGGCCGCTTCGCCATTTTCGACACGCCAGAGAATGGCATCCGCGCCCTGGGCAAGTTGCTTATCAACTACCGAGGCAAGGACGGCATGCCCGGCGTCGGCCGCCCCGGCATCGACACCCCGCTGGAGTTCATCAGCCGTTGGGCGCCCAGCACCGAGAACAACACCCTGGCGTACGCGCAGGCTATCGCCAAGCGCCTGGGTGTGGGCGTGCGCGACTCTATCGACATCTCCAAGCCGCAGGTGCTGCGCGAAGCCGTGGTCGGCATCATCGTCCACGAGAACGGCAGCAATCCGTACAAGGCCGAGGTAATCGACGAGGGTATCCGGCGGGCTCTGGCATGAAGGGCTGGGCCATATTGGCGGTTGCTGTGCTGCTGGGATCCCACTGGGCGGCCTACCAGCACGGCCGCTCGGTAGAGCGAGCGAACGCGGGGCAGGCATCAGCCCAACGAGACAGCGGTGACCGGCTAGCCGAGGTCATCGGCGAACGATCGGCGCGCCAGGAAGAACACCGGAGCGCAGACGCGCAGCAAGAGGCGAGGGTAAAAGCGCATGAAGAAAGAACGATTGCTGATGCTGGCGCTGCTGACGCCAATGCTGCTGGCCAGCGGCTGCGCGACGAAGCCAGCAAGCTCGCCGCCACCGTCAGTTGCCCCAGCACGGATACCGCCGCTGTCTCCAGAGGCCAGGCAGCCACCCGCGCCGCCATGGTGCTCTCCGACCTGCTCGACCGGTCTGTCGCTACGAATCGAGAGTTGGCGCAGGCTTATGACCGCGCCCGAATAGCTGGGAAGCAGTGCGAGCAAGAGTACGAGGCCTTGCTCGGCAGAAAATAGAGGAGGAGTAGTGCGGATTGCTCGTACCACTTTTTGTACCAAAAGAGGTTTTTTATGGGGGATTCAGGGGGATTTATAGCCCCTGAAAGCCTTTAAAACCCCCTTTTCCAATACTCCTGCTAATCCGCACATAGGTCCTTACCGGTTTTTCCGTTGGGGAATGAGTGCCCCGGATTAGGGCACCCTGTAAGGAACTGACCTATGCGCTTTGTGTGAGTTTTAGATCGATTGGTTATAAGTGGCGATGTGGCAGCTCATGTTCACCGATAGATGTTCATGGTCATCCCCCGGTTGGCAGCGGCTCTTGATTGCGCCGATCACTTTCCTCGAATCAACTGTCGCAACATGAATCGATTCGGATGGCACGCCTCGGCCACTGCTCTGGGCAAAGGCAGTGGCTCCCCGCTGGCCCAGGCCGCAATCAGCTCGCCACTGAGCGGCGCGGTGATCAACCCACGTGAGCCGTGCCCGCTATTCACATACAGCCCGTCCAACCAAGGGCAAGCTACATCGGGCACCTGCCGGGCATCCTTGGCAAGCACGGCATAGGCCTCTGTGAACAGGGCAGGGTCAGCCAGGGGCCCGACGATCGGCAGGTAATCCGGGCTGGTACAGCGAAACGCCGCACGCCCCTGCAACTGCGTCGGGTCCAGTGTGTCTGCGCCCAGGCGAGATGCCAGGTCAACGGATATCCCCTGCAATAACCGCAGATTACCTTGGTGCTCGGCTACCGTGGGCGTCAGGTCGTCGCTGCTGAAGTCAAAGCTGGCGCCCAAGGTGTGTTCATCCTGTCGGGGCGGCGCAACGTAGCCATCGGCACAGACCACGGTGCGCAGTGCTCGGCTGGCGCAGGTTGCCGGCAGGCGGGTGATCTGCCCGCGAATGCGCTTGAGCGGCAACTGCGAGCAGGCGGGGAACCTGCGTACATCGGCAGCCGCGGCCAGCACCACCAGCGGCGCGCTGGCCAGCTCGCGCTCGCCGTCCCACGCTTGCCAGAGGCCTTGGACTTTGCGCAGCTGCAGCACATGCTGGTGAGGCTGGACGCGGATGTTGGGGTGTTGCAACTGTGCCTGGCACAAAGACGGCGGGTGCACCCAGCCACCTTCCGGGTAGTACAGCCCGCCCGCTGGCAGCGCCACCCCCGCAACTGCCTCGGCCTTAGCCTGCTCCAGTGCCTGCAGCAACCCGCTGTCGAAGGCCTGGGCAAGCTTGGCCTGACGTTCGGCTTCCTTACCGTCGAAGGCCAATTGCAGAACCCCGCAGGCGTCCCACTGTTCGCCGCGCTGCAAGCGCTCGAGCTGGCGCCGGGTATAACCGAAACCGGACAGGATCAGTTGCGACAGGGCGGTGCCATGGGCAGACAGTTTCAGGTACAGCACCCCTTGAGGGTTACCGGAGGCTTCCTGGGCCGCAGCCCAGTGGCGCTCCAGCACCGTCACCTGCCAACCTCGCCTGGCCAGGCTGGCGGCAGTGGCACTGCCCGCCAGGCCTGCCCCGATCACCAGTGCCTGGCGCGACCCGGCTAGCGGTGCCGGGCGAGCATACCAAGGGGCGCTGTCGGTGGCTGAAGGTTGCCCGGTGTACAGGCCACTCATCACTTCCCATTTCTTGCCGATGCCAGGAATTTTCTTCATGGCGAAACCGGCCTCGATCAGCCCCCGGCGCACCCACCCGGTAGTGGTGAAGGTGGCCAGCGCCGTACCTGCATGGGCCAGCCGCGCCAACTGCGAGAACAGCTCGGGGGTCCACATGTCGGGGTTTTTCGCGGGCGCGAAACCGTCGAGGAACCACACATCGATGCGCGCATCCAGTTGCGGCAGTTGTTCTAGTACGTCGCCGATCAGCAAGGTCAGGGTTACCCGGCCGTTATCAAAGCTGAACTGCTGGAAGCCTGGGTGAACCGCCACGTACTGAGCCAGGAAAGGTTCGGTGAAACCAGCCATCTGCGGCCACAGGCGCGCAGCGCGGGCCATGTCGTCATGGGCCAGGGGGTACTTTTCGACGCTGATGAAATGCAGCCGTGCATCGGGATCTGCCGTTTCGGCGAACAGCTGCCAGGCGCAGAAGAAATTCATGCCGGTGCCGAAGCCGGTTTCCCCGATCACCAGGCACGCCTGTGGCTCAAGCTCGGCGAAGCGTTGCGCCAGGCGGGTCTGCTCGAGAAATACGTAGCGGGTTTCGTCGGTACCTTCGTTTTTCGAGAAGTAGACGTCGTCGTACTGCCGCGAGTGAGGGCGGCCCTGGTCGTCCCAGTCGATCTGGGCATGCTGAAGAAGGGTGGACATGGTTGGCTCGGTTGCAGCGGATGTGCGGATTTTATGTCATCTGCAGGGTTTGCACAGGCACAACGCAAATCCGCTAGTCTTGCTTATCCAATCAAGGAGCCAGTGCATGTTCGAATCCGCGCAAATCGGCCACAGCATCGACAAGGACACCTACGACGCAGAGGTCCCCGCGTTACGCGAGGCACTGCTCGATGCACAGTACGAACTCAAGCAGCAGGCACGTTTCCCAGTGATCGTGCTGATCAACGGCGTCGAAGGTGCCGGCAAGGGCGAAACGGTCAAGCTGCTCAACGAGTGGATGGACCCGCGCATGATCGACGTGCTCACCTTCGACCAGCAAACCGACGAGGAGCTGGCTCGGCCACCGGCCTGGCGCTACTGGCGGGCCTTGCCGCCCAAGGGGCGGATGGGCGTGTTTTTCGGCAACTGGTACAGCCAGATGCTGCAGGGGCGGGTACATGGTGTGTTCAAGGATGCCGTGCTCGACCAGGCCATCACCGGTGCCGAGCGGCTGGAACAGATGCTCTGCGACGAAGGGGCGCTGATCATCAAGTTCTGGTTCCACTTGTCCAAGAAGCAGATGAAGGCGCGGCTCAAGTCGCTCAAGGACGACCCCCTGCACAGCTGGAAGATCAGCCCCTTGGACTGGCAGCAGTCGCAAACCTACGACCGTTTCGTGCGTTTTGGCGAGCGCGTGCTGCGCCGCACCAGCCGTGACTACGCGCCATGGCACATCATCGAAGGCGTCGACCCGAACTATCGCAGCCTGGCGGTGGGGCGCATCCTGCTCGAGAGCCTGCAGGCGGCACTGGCCAACAACCCGAAGGGCAAGCACCAGGGCAACGTCGCCCCGCTCAGTCACAGCATCGACGATCGCAGCCTGCTGGGCGCGCTGGACATGACCTTGCGCCTGGACAAACACGACTACCAGGAACAGCTGGTCACCGAACAAGCGCGTCTGGCTGGCCTGCTGCGCGACAAACGCATGCGCCGGCACGCCTTGGTGGCGGTGTTCGAAGGCAATGACGCCGCCGGCAAGGGCGGAGCCATTCGCCGGGTCGCCGCCGCGCTGGACCCGCGCCAGTACCGTATCGTGCCAATTGCCGCGCCCACCGAAGAGGAGCGCGCCCAGCCCTACCTGTGGCGGTTCTGGCGGCATATCCCGGCGCGCGGCAAATTCACCATCTTCGACCGCTCCTGGTATGGCCGCGTGTTGGTGGAGCGGGTGGAGGGCTTTTGCAGCCCGGCCGACTGGATGCGCGCCTACAGCGAAATCAACGATTTCGAAGAGCAACTGGTCAATGCCGGTGTGGTGGTGGTCAAGTTCTGGCTGGCAATCGATCAGCAGACCCAGCTCGAACGCTTCGAAGAACGCGAGCAGATTCCGTTCAAGCGCTACAAGATCACCGAGGACGACTGGCGCAACCGCGAGAAGTGGGACGACTATACCCAGGCGGTGGGTGACATGGTCGACCGCACCAGCAGCGAAATTGCCCCTTGGACCCTGGTTGAGGCCAATGACAAGCGCTGGGCGCGGGTGAAGGTGCTGCGCACGATCAACGAGGCGCTGGAGGGCGCTTTCGCCAAAGGCAAGAAATGACCCAGCATGCCGCCACGGAATGACCCTATGAATTTATTTCCCGGCATTTTCCACCGGGGCCTAGCGCTGAGCCCTTAGAATCGGCCTAAACCCATCAAGGGCTCTGGTTCGAGGACTGTATGCACACAACTTCCGGCCGCTGGGGCTATGGCCTATTCCTGGCGCTGCTGACCGCACTGCTCTGGGGCATCCTGCCGATCAAGCTCAAGCAGGTGTTGCAGGTGGTCGACCCACTGACCGTCACCTGGTATCGGTTGCTGGTCTCTGGCGGGTTGCTGTTCGCCTGGCTGGCGGCCCAGCGCCGCTTGCCATCGGCCCGCAAGCTGGGGCGCAAGGGCAAGGGCCTGGTAGCGTTGGCTGTGCTCGGCCTGATGGGCAACTACGTGCTGTACCTGATCGGCTTGAAGTTGCTCAGCCCAGGCACCGCCCAACTGGTGGTGCAGATGGGCCCCGTACTGTTGCTGGTGACCAGCGTGTTCGTGTTCAAGGAACGGTTCACCCTGGGGCAGGGTATTGGTTTGGTCGTATTGCTGTGCGGGTTCGGCTTGTTCTTCAACCAGCGGCTCGAGGAGCTCCTGACCTCCTTGGGCACCTACACCACCGGCGTGCTGACCATTCTGCTGGCGACCAGTATCTGGGTGTTCTACGCCTTGAGCCAGAAGCAGTTGCTGACGGTGTGGCATTCGCAGCAGGTGATGATGGTCATTTACCTGAGCTGCGCGGTGCTGCTGACGCCGTGGGTACACCCGCTGCAGGTGTTGCAACTGACTGGGGTGCAGGGCTGGCTGCTGCTGGCCTGTTGCTTGAACACCCTGGTGGCCTATGGCGCATTCGCTGAGGCGCTAGCGCACTGGGAGGCATCGCGGGTCAGTGCCACCCTGGCGCTGACACCGCTGGTGACCTTCGTTGCGGTGGCGCTGGCGGCCTTGGCATGGCCTGAGTACGTCCAGGCCGAAGATATCAATGCCCTGGGGTATGTGGGGGCGGTGACGGTGGTGGCGGGTTCGAGCTTGGTGGCGCTTGGGCCATCGCTGGTGGCGGGGTGGAAGGCCAGGCGGGCGCGCCTGGCCTGAGTGGGTAGGCTAGTACTTCGCGGGTGAATCCGCTGCTCCCGAAAGCTCACACAGCCGGTAGGCGCGGGTATACCTGCGAAGGGGTCGGCACAGGCGTAATGCTGTTCACATGAGCATTTGAGTCCTGGCTTTGGGTTGTAAAATCCGATACACGTGATCTGGGA